CTTTCCCGCTCCTCTATACTGCTTCTTACCTAGATAGAACTTACCCATGTAGTTATCACGTATGACATAAATAAATCCTACATATTTCTTATCACCCATTTGACTTGGAAACGACCAATGACCGTTGTTGATGAGAGCTATCTTAGGGACAGTCGTAGGTATGTAGATATATGGTTTATCAGGAATCATGTTCATAACGATTCAATCTCCTTTGCAAAGGGCCAATCTTCCAATGTAAAATAGTCATCCATGTCTCGTTGGATATGAATCATCTTACCGTTAGATAGTAACCATTGCTTCCACTCACCTTCGTATTGTGCTACATAACACTCCACGACTACTTCCTGAAAGTCACCATCATTACGACAATCCCATACAAGATCACGAGCGGCAACAGGGCCAATCCCAGGCAGGCCAGGTATGTTGTCTGTAGGATCACCCTTAAGAAGTTGCTGATAGTAATGAGTACGTGCACCATCTTCCGTAATATTTAATATTTTCTCATGATGCATTAACCAGTGTTTTCCAGGTATACACTGAAGATCTTTATCGACTGAACATACAATAAAATCTTCACCAACTCTCCTGGCTTCTTCTGCCCATATCCTCACGTAATCATCAGCTTCTCTATCATGAGCATATACCGCATACCCTTGGGTTACTGCTAGCTTACGAATAGAAGGTACAAACATATTCTGCTTACGAGGTTTCCTCATCTGTTGCTTACGACGATTCATCTTATAATCAGGGTACATATCGTCTCTAAAGTTAGTAGGACTCTTTACAGCCATTATATATTTGTCTATATAGAGTCTGTCTAACATTTTATCTAAGTCGTCCTTAAAGTTTTCCCAGGAATCTAATAGATATTGTGTGTCTTCTTCCTTGTCGAACTCTAACTCTTGCTTATTACCGTCATCATCCAAGCTGACATAATTGACCCCGTTGACGATTTTTGCCTTATCGCGCCAACGAGGTCTACATGCATTATGCGCTAAGATGTCTCCATCTATTATAGCTAACATTCTTTCTCCACTAGAATTGGCGGCATTGTGATAGTTACAGTATCCCTTATAAAAACCTCAACTTCACCAATTTCACTAATTTTAAACCCATTTCCTTCTAAAGTAAAAGTATTTAAACCAGTTCTCTTTAGTTCGAGAGTGGCATCTTCAATCAATACCTTTCGTTTCAATTCTAACTCCTGCATTTCTTAAGAATGCATCAAACAAGGGTTGCGGTATCCCATCAAAGCTAGTCAGTATATTATAATCTTTATCAATCATTACTGCTATCTTTTTAGTGGGCATTTTATAATAGTATACACTACCTATTATTTTCCACTGAGGACTATAATGCTTAGTCCTAATATAATCAGGACTTTTTAAGCTAGGGTGTTTTTTCTTCATATACTTTTCTAGTGAATACAGTATTTGTCTGTGTATCTGATCCATCTTACTCCAATCACTCATTGTATCCCCCAGCTCAAGGCCATTATGTCTGTAATATTGTGCGGTATATCATCATGCACAAATATAGGTACATCATCTAAACCAGCGTCCAGCCTATCAACGTTTACTGCAACTACAATACGTTCACAGACCGGACAATACTCTTCTGCTCTATCAGTGAATTTCATACCAATTATCTCCTATCTTGGAGTCTCCATCCATTATCTCAACTCCAAATAGTTTTGGCCCATCCACAAAAGCTTGCTTACCTATTTGAGCAGCCCTTTCAGCATGCTCTTCAGGTACCATAAAGTCTTCTTCATCATGCATGATAATGAGTGGAATATATGGGATTCCTTCTGCTTCTAGTCTTTCCATTGTCAGCATAACGGCCGCCGAACAGGTGATCTTCTCGGCTGCTTGTAAAAGATACACAAGAAGCTTATGAAAAGAATCAACATAGATACGATTACCAGCCAGGCTAGGGATGTACCCATTACCTTTATTACGAGTCTTCCCAAAGATATTCTCCAACTTCTCAATAAGATCAGCAAATCCAGGAACCGCTTTTGTAAAGCCCTTCTTGAATCTGTTACCTAACTTCTTATCCATAACGCCGTTAAAGATATAACTCCACAACTTATCGCCACCAGCTCCGAATAGAAATGCATACAAGATTCTTTTTGCCTTCGCTCTTGTGACCACTCTCTCATAGCCCATATCTTCAAGCACGTCATTAGCCTTATCCTTATTATATGTGTGAATATCACCATTCAGTAGTGTATCTGTGAAGTCATCGTCATTAAGATAGTGTGCTAGTCCTCTGGCTTGATTACCGGCAGAGTCACAGCCTACAAGTTTCCATCCTGGCTTACTCATGAAAAGCCTACGCATTTCCGGCCCCCATTTACTTACTGAAGAGCCATCATCATTTAATTCACCAGAAGGAACATTGACAATGATACTATGCCTAGTACGCATTGATGGTGTCCCTATGGTTAGCGCCTCACCATGGAGGTTACCATTCTCATCAACTACCTCCAGCCAAGTTTTGAGTATACCGTATCTAGAACGCGTGGTAAGAAATTCCAAATAGAGCTTGCCATCGCCTCCAAGGAACTCAAGACTGCTTTCAGTGATCTTAGGAGATGTTTGTATTTTCTGTCTAGTACCTTCATCATATTTTTTGTTCCAAGTGTCAGGCTCCCACCCATTTCTAAATAGGAATACTTTAACATCAGTAACAGAGTCTAGACTTAGAGGCCTAAACTCTACTCTACAAAACTCACCTTCAATCGGTCTCTCCTCACCTTCGAAACCACTCCAAGGATCAATATCGAACCAATTAGCTGTATGAGCATCATAGCACCCTGCTTTTATCCATTTAGGCTTCTTTACCACCACCTCACCAAACTTCTTATCCTTCATTACCGAGGTAGTGCCAAGTTTATGAGATAGTGCATCATATGCTACTTGCATCTCTGCTTCAAAGATAACAAATAAGTCTTTACCTGCCTTTACATCAAATGGCCAACCAATCAATGAAGCTTTTCCTGTCCATAACCCGACAGCATGCTCTGCTTGCATATAAGGCTTCATCTTAGGGGCTATCTTTACTAGACGCTTATATTCCTCTAAAAGATACTTATAGACCTTCGCCGTAAGTCTTACATCCTGAAAACAATAGTCTCGCATCTCTTCACTATACTGTGACCAATCATGAAAGTCACCCTTAGGGTAGTTAAAGAACTCACCCCATTTAGCCAAGCCATGTCCTGCATGACCGAACCTCTTATAGTTTAGAATTTGAGACATAAGAAGAGTGTCTCTAAATTTACAAGTCTTGGGAAACGTATAGCCAAATAATTTTTCCAGAACAGGATTATCATACCCAAGGATATTATGGCCTATCATAAGGGTGGCTTTATCAAATACTTCAATCCACCCAAAGTCACCTTCTAGCCAATGGTACATCTTCTTTTCATCTAGATTATAAGCAGCAATGATCCAGTTACGGGAAACATCTCTAAGTAAGTCATCATTCTCCGTATCCCAAACCCATCGCGTCATTTGCCTGCCAGGATGTCATCTATATCCTTTACGAGTATAGGCTTATATCCATTCATTGCAAATGCCACTGCAAATTTCAAGTACCACAGTGACTTCTTTAACTCTTGCTCCACAGCATCCTTCTTGCCCAGTCTGCTTTGATACTTACGACTGTGACTTAGAGCCATGTCTAAGAATGCTTCCGGAGAGCTTGCACGGTATTGTTCTGCTTCAAACCACTGCAAGCCAGGTACAAAGTCTTTATAATGAGGTGGATCTATATGATCCTTTTCACTATCTATGAAGCCCTGTTCAAATGCAGTCCTTGCTTCCGTCTTTCCTGAGTTCCTTGCGGCCACTGCTTGTTTACGCTCTTCAGGAGTCATCTGGCTGGCTGATAACACCTTTTCAGGTTTCCAAGCAGTCTCACGTTCAAGCGCTTCTAATAGTGCGTCCCACTCTTCTTGATTGGTAACGTCACTATGATAAAGCCCATCTTGCCAGATAGCTATAAAGAATGGATATGTAAAATCTGTAGAGCTCACTTGAGACGCTACTGTCGTGTAAATACTTAATTCACTTATTCGTACTCTTTCTTCTGTTTCATGCTTAAAACGCATTTTAGATATTGATGAAATCAATTCAATCTCCTTTAAATTAAAACGATTAGGCCGACCCCATGACCTAGGAGAAAATGGAGCCGACCCTCACGTATACTACATCCAATCAATCAAGTGAAAAAGGTCACCTCTCGTAAAGGTGAAAAGGGTCACTTGTTTGACTAGAATTCATCATCAGGATTTGCATCCTTATTTACAGCAGGGGTTAAGACAGGCGTAGCCTCGCTATCATCCTCGTCTCCTTCTGCCGGTGTCTCTCGGACTGTTTCAGTGTCCGTAGTTTCAAAATCGTCATCGTGCGGTTGAGGAACATATACCAAGTGTTTAGTTAATTGTATACCCATCAATACAGCGGCCATTCCTTTTGTGCCACTATCATTATCAGTATACTCATATTGGAAGATCCTGACGTTGCCAATAGAGCCATTACCAATTGAGGTAGGTTCTACAGGTTGAAGATTACCATCCATCACATCAACAAAAGAAGATTCAGAGCCATCAGCTTTGAATTTACGCTTCTTTATATTGACACGATAGTATGGTACACCCTCGTCAGGTATTACTGCTTTAACCTTCAATTCAAGGTCTTCCCACTCTTTCTTTTGTTCTTTACTTTCAGTCCTTAACTGTATCTCCCAAGTAGGGTTCTTTTTACTAAACCTTGTACTTGGTTTTTCTGGGTCCAATTTAGGATACCAAAGTTCACAGTCTTTCAATAACGCCATTTATCATATTCCTATTATAAGTCCAAAGATAGTTGTCTCAGTGTGAAATTATCACACCATGTACAAGTCTCCGATCTTTCTTCCAAAGCTGCCTTGAGAGTGTCGTCCATCCACTCTCCCTTTGGAACGAAATATGCCATACCAAATTCGTTGTTCATAATAACTGTAACAAGGAACATGGTAAGTAAATCATCTACAGCTTCCCAGCCGCCGCCCCATTCTTCTACATAAATATTATTACCTTCTGCATCAGTGTGATGCACATCTCTTAACACATCTATATCAGCTGCATTTTCAAGATACAGTTGCCAACCTATATCTTCAGGCGGGGATTCTTCATATAGCGGTAATATCAATTCGAGATATTCAGCTACAACTTCTCTATGTCTATTATCTTTTATAGCTAATAGATCTTCCTTCTTTTTAAGTTCTATCATGAAAAACAATACTCTGAATCTAGTACCAGTGATAAATCTAAATCGCCAATTAATACTCCTCTTAGATCTCCATCAATATCCTCCATAAGTTTTTGCAAAGGATCGTTTGAATATAACTCCACAAACGTCTCTCTTATTGTCCTAAATAACACGGGCATGTCAGAGAGAAGGCAGCCAAATGAATCATGCACAGTAGTCACTGGAAAGTCACATCTATGAACCGTCAAGGCTAGATGTGCTGCATCGAGACTGTGTATGGCATTAGGTGAAGCACCTTGTGATTGCTTACCTTTAGATGGTTTTACATCTTCCACGAAACATATTGCAAGTTGAAATGTATTATCAAAATAGCCGGTACTATTTCTTTCACCATCAGGTGGACCATATTGAACCCATATCTTTTTAACTCTGCCTTGTGTGTAGTTTTGTACTACAGGAAAGCCAGTCATAGGTACAGTCCAAGACAGAAATCGACCTTCGACTTCAGCCTTCTTACCTGCTGCTTCAAACACATTCAAAAGTTGCATAGGCCGTTTTAATGAGTGCTTACAATTATTGTAAACCTCTCTTCCCATATAAGCTCCCCACTTGTGCTCCATGTATAGCAGCTGCTCAACACCGTGTTTCTTAGAGTCATCAATCATTTGTTGTCCAAGTCCATAGGCAGTACCACCATATGGAAGTGTCATAACATTTCTCTTGACAACCTTTCTCCTGTGTTTGGCGTCTTTAATCCTTGCCCAGAAGACTGGAGCAGAGATATCGAGTAATATATCATTAGTCTTCTTGAACAGCTGTATAGCTTCTATATGCTCTTTCCTAAGATCACTCTTAGGTTCGGCGCTGTTTATGCGCTTCTTTATTTCAATCAAATTGTCAATAAAGTTTTCACATTCTTTTATCTCAGCCTTACTATAAGCACTAAGAGTCTTTTCTATATCTTCCCAGACATTATCTGCTACATATTTATATAGATCACCAGGAAGATCTAAAGGAACAAGATTGACATGAGGAGCAGTTATTTCATCCCTAGTAAGAGCTGAGAGATGTTGACTACCGTTATTTGACATTATCTTCAATAGAGTACGTTAATCTCTACCCGTCTATATGCTTCCAACTTTTTTTCACACGAATAGAATATATACAACCACAAGAAACACCATATAGCTTACCTATTTCCGTATTAGAGAGACCTTCCTTAATAAGACCTTTTATCTCTCTTACAGAATTATTATTAAGCTTTACTTTCTTTCCTGCTATTCTATTTTCACCTACTGTATGTAATCCTGTTTTAAAAGCATGTGTGTGGTTTTCTTTTATACTGTTCCATTCTAGATTAGCTGCATGGTTATTTATTTTAATACCATCTTTATGGTTAACCGTCGCTAAATTGTTTGGATTTTCTATAAAAGCACTAGCTACAAGCCTATGGATTTTCTTAGTATAAGCTTTCCCTAATATCCATAAGGTTACGATTTCATACCCATATCGATCTATTCTAGTTTTCAAAATTAATTCTCGTTTGTTGAGAATACTTTTTACTTTTCCATCAGACGATATATAATACTTATCTTCAATGCGCTTCCACTCAACTGCTGCATGTTGCCATGCAGATGAGACTATATCTTGCATAATAAATACACTCCTGTGTTTCGAATCACTTGATTCTACATAATAGTCGTTACACCTAAAACCAACTTAGGTTGGTATTTTGGCTCGGCATTGTCCCAGAAGGATGTCCACCGAATTAACAGGATTTTAAGACAGCCGCAATTAACCGTCTATAAAACACTCAAGATGAGACTCATAACCATACTTATCATATGACATCATGTACGATGCTTCTTTCTGCATCTGCCATATTCTAAAATTAGCTAGCTCAATACATGCAGCAATAAATTGCCACGGCTTGTCTGCTTTCATCCACCCTTGATTTACTTTAGGGGATTCAGCATAAGACAGTATAATTTCTTCATTATCCAATACCCACTTAGATCGTGCTTCTAAAGGTATCTTATCCGTCTTAACACCATCTTCTCTACCTGCATCTCCAGCCCAGTTAGAAGCTATACTCACTAGAAGCCAGAAGAAGCCGTCTTTACCGATAGCTTTCTTATCTTCCCTAAGAAGAAGCCCTCTAGCTAGATCAGCGCCTTGCTCATGTAGATATGCAGTTGATGGATACTTCCTTCCTCTAAAATCGTAATAGTACAAATGATAAAATGTTGTGTCAATGAACTTCTTAGCTATCATCCCAACGGCTTTTGCTTCTCGCAACTTAGTAGCCCTTGCTTGGGGATTATGCTGATCCCATATATCAGAGAAAGCATCTGCTTTGTTTCTGAGTGCCCACACACTTATATCATATACTTCTTCATTCACCCTCCAACCTACTTGCTGTGCTTTGTTTACACAGTCAAATATGATTGGATGGTCTTCTAAATTAACCTTTTCTAAGACACCTTTATTTCCTGTCTTTATTAGAGACATTCCACATTCATGTTTAGCGCCACTCCATGCGGCATAAGGTTTACTTTTAGGTAACTTCTCTATCTTACTTGCAGGTAAGCTCTCCCAGAGCTTCGCAAGCTTGTCATCATCAAGCACATTTATTACATATACATTATGCTTCTTTGTTCCTCTGGATAGAACTACTTCTATCATCCCGAGTTCTTCAAAGCTGTATAAGAAGAATGCGCCTGTCTTAGCTGCTATGGATGAGTCCCGTTTCAGACCTTGTCTGTTCCTGAGACCATGCCCTATAGCTGATATTACTTCTGTAAGATAGGTCACATTCTTATGCATACCTTTCTTAGTACGGGTGTAGAGATACACTACAGATATTACATTTAGGATACACTCTTCAATGTCCAAGCTCTTTAAATATTTGAGCGGACTTTGAGGTGCTATCTCAGTATCTATTCTACTCTTTATAGAGTTAACTAGAACACCATTCATGCATATTCCCAAAACAAGATTTTAAATATATAGGGCAGAACCTTAACCAATAAAATACACCCTATGCCAAATGCGGCAAAATATATCAATACACTAAACATGTATGATACTATGAGGGCTATCTCTTTAGTCAAAATTATACTCCAAATAAAAAAAAAAAAATACACGCGAGAAGAGAATCCCTACCACAATTAAGTGGTAGGGTAGGGGTTACATGCTGTCTAAGATCTTTGTCACCTGACGTATACTAAGTACACGAGGTATGTTATCAATCTTAGAACAAAACTCATCATAGTCATCATTCAAGTCATCGATCTCTTTCAGACCTTTATTAATATCATACTCTAGCTGTAATCCTTCTAACCAAAGCAATAACATCTGATACATGCCTTCTACAAGTTTATCAGCATTGTGGTGTAGTCTTTCATATAGACCTTCTACAGTAAAAATCACACCCTTACTTTTGTTGTCTTTTCCAGACATAGTCTTACCTCCTACTTACTTCTAAAATCATCTACATAAGTGATAACTTTAGTGTAAGCCTTGTCGTAGGCATTTTCAGTAGTTTCCATCTTTGTTTCAATTACTTTTTCATCATTATCATCATCATTTTTGACGATACCCTTTACCCAAGACTTAAGACTGTTATAAGTCTTGGCAGTACCATCTACTAGAGCATTGCTTCGTTCTTCTTCAAGTGCTGCATAAAGACGCTTATTGGCTTCTATAAGCATATAAGTATCACCTGAAGCTGAAACAAATCTCTCGCCAAGCGCACGGTGTTCACCAGAGATACTCATAATCGCGAACGATTGTAAGACCACCAGTGCGGTAAGTACATACATTTTAAATGAAGTTTTCATTGTAGTTCTCCTTATTTAGATTCAACAGTAGTTTCTTTTTCGAAACCATTAAGTGCAAGCATGACTTCTTCGTACAGTCTTCCTTTCTCAGCACAGAATGACATATTACTTTCACATTCATAGTCGTTATATGCATGAAGTTTTTCAACTATACTATCGACGTCTTTGTGTATACCATACCACTTGCTGACATCTTCTTTAGTTTCGCCATACCAGGTTGTAGTAACTTGGACGGTACGTTGATACAAATCGCTTGTATCTTCTTTCACATCGCTAAACCAATCAGCGTTAGCGAAAGTAGAAACAGACAATAATAGAGCTAACAATAAAGTTTTCATAATAGACCTCCTAGGTCGTAGTTTGTAGGAAAGTTGATCAATTACAACACGCTTGATCTACGCTTAATTTGATTAGTGGGTGCCTTTTAATAGGGGATACCAATACCCGATTCCCTGGTTCTATGTATTCGGTTGAATAGAAATGTAAGCAGGCTCACTTACTCTCTATCCATTCCGCCCGTTTGCCGACCATACCGGCTACTAGGGATTCTCATCGTTTACTGAATCTTTATCTTGTAGGCTGTATGGCAGGGGATACAAGTATTCAGCAGTGACTAGTTCTCTTTTTCTTTCATATAAGATACCCCATTTTCCGCAGGTAGCTTATCCTTCCGAAGTGCCAGCTCAAGTATAATTCTGCCGGCTTCTTGATTATCACGTATGGCTCTGTCGAGACGACTCTCTAACATCGAGTTCGAAGTCTCTAGCTGTATAATTTCAATAGCAGCTTGATCAACCTGTAACCGCGAATTGTATAACATACCATGTTGTGTATACATGCCAAAAGCCATAGCGATTACAACAAATACTAGCATAAAAGTAATGGATGAGAGTTTCATTTCAATCTCCTATTAGTGAGAGAATCGATATATCCATTAAATTCAACTACCCCATATTTTAAGGTCAGATGGGCGAGACCTACCAGTACAATACCGCCAACCACTATAACAGTGATGTACATCAATATTTCAAGATAGATGTTCATGATTGACCTCCTAGGTCGTAGTTTAAAACCAAAGTATACCAAAATAAATAACACCTAAAATAATGTAAGGTAGAATAACCATAATGACCTCCTAGGTCTGATTAAATTAACCAAAACGCCTGTACATTTTCATTACGAGTGAAAATATAAAATACAGGATAATAAGTAAGCCGTAACCTATACTACCAAACATCAGTAGATAGGCTAAGACTTCAAGAAAACTAAAATATGTTTCCATATCATTTTGCATCCTTAATAGTTTCTTCCATTTCCGCTTCAAACTTTGCCTTGAGTACGGGGTCAACTTTCGTGCTGAACTTCGGTATATTTGCTATCTCATACCTAGTTACATCGCCTAATTTAAAATGACACAGTATAGGCGAGTTATAATAAACAAGGATTATCTTAAGGTGACCCTCAGCATCAACGCTCTCTATATTGCCCTCGCAATTTCCCCAGCTCAAGGCAGAGGTAGACACAAGTAAAGACATAATAAACAGTAATGTGAATAACTTTTTCATAATAGACCTCCTAGGTCGTATTTGGGGGGTTGTTCTTTCATATAAGATACTCCTTTTTGCGCAGTTTTAATTACACAAAAAGGAGACCTTTTATTACATTACAGTGAGCGTGTTTTGAATGCAATCCTTAAGATAGAAAAGCTTACGCAATTTAGGCTCATTTTCATAAGCAACAAGAGCTATGGCCAGTTCGCCTAAAACTCTTCTTGAAGGTTCTTCATCCCTGCCTAGCATAATCATCTTTCGGGCAACGTCCTTACAGGCTTCTTTACTTAACATATCAACTAATATTTTAGAGCTTTTCATTTTCATGATATGACCTCCTAGGTCGTATTGGGGGGTTGTTCTTTCATATAAGATACCCCTTTTTGCGCATTTTATTTTATATATATATTTTTATTAATATTTACTGGGAACTATCCAACTAAGGTATTCCTCCATGATAATGGGGGAGGCCACGTAAGGGTTAATTTAACGGGGTCGCGCGGAGTTCTCTCAATGTTTCTGGCGACTGAAAATAAGTGAGATAGAGTGCCTCAAGACGGCTGCGTAAAAAAGCCCCATCACCGAGGGAACGGCAATGGGGAAACGTACCGTGAGGGTACGAGGAGGAACCAGTAGTGGGCATTTTAGACGGACTCTAGACCGCTGTCCAGGTTTGTATCTTCAACACTCACATAATCATTTTGTAACTTTAGGTAGTCGTTATATTCTTTCTCAGTCTCTGTTGTGAAGAACTTTTCAGGTTCACTTATATCTTCATTACTCTCATGTCCATGACAATTAAGACACATAGAATTTGCATGAAAGTATCCGACACGTTGTGTACCGGCCTTGGTCTCTATTATAGCTGGAGCCTTAACTCTATTCTTACCGTCCCTGGTCCAAATAGTAGCCTCACCAGACATCAGCACAAAGACATGGTTGAATTTGTGAACACGTCCTATGACGACCGCACCTTTTGGGTACATTGCATAGCGAACATATAAGTTGTCCCCATGAAAATGTTCAAGAGGTAGCTCTGAGAGTTTGTTGTAAGGCTCAAGTTCTTTTACCAATTCATCTATATTAGCAACGGATGACTTGAGGTGCTTCTGGATTATAGACTTCATATTAGCGACCTGTGGCTATCCAAGCGACTTCACCATTGGTGGACATTTCATTTTCTTCAAAGATTTCTTCAAAGTTATTTATGCTAAACTCTGAATCGCCCTCGTAGACTGCTGGTGGTGACGGGCCTATGTGTATCGACGCCTTCATATCCTTTACAAACCAATCTACAGTCGCCCCATAAATAAAGGTGTTTTGATAGTAATTAAGTGTGAAGAAATCAGTTTTAAAATTACCCGTCTCGTCTACATGCTCTACTGAATCATAAATAGCATTAGCTGAGTCAATAGGCCATGGTATATTAGCAGGATCATTAGTATATTCTTCAAAGGGAAAACCGCTGGGGGAGCTTTCAATCATATTGAAGTCATAGGAGCTAGGTGGATACGCACTTGTGTCAAGACCTTTTAAACCAAAGCCTAGGGCTATAACAGTAGCTAAGGCATTTCCACAAGTGACCTCTGCTGGTGATGCTGGTGTGAACGATGCGTACCAGGCTAACTTATATGTATACACAACCTTGTGAATAAACATACCTTCAGGTACTGTATAGTCTTCTAACGTAGATATCTGATACGCATCATCATCACACCTAACGGCTGGTGAGCCCAAGCTAGATAGCATACTATCGGGGGCATCTATTGGGATAACATCAGTTATAGTAGGGATCCAAGGCTCCTCAAAAACGCCTGCACGATCTGTGAAGAATGCTTGTACTCTGATCTGATTAAAGGTATCGAGTATCACACCAGCTGGCTCGTAAGGCATTAATATATCATATGATTCGGAGTGTGTTGTATTGCTTGGTAAATCGTACTCATAATTAAGACCTACTGGATTCCAACTGGTAGCATTATCCTCTCTCACTTCTAGTCTAAATCTGACCTTTCTGTTATAATAGTATCCTACTACACCTGTTCGCCTAAAGCTATAAACATTTGTAAAGTGCATTCGAACACCTGTAGATATTGGGTGTATTCCGTAAGGGTCTGTAAATGTTGATTCGTTATCAGGAAACTTATAACCAGGTGAATATATATTAGTATACGTAGTAGTAATGCTCATGCCTCTACTTGTAATTGTTTCATTTCTCAATATCTCACCAGCGGCTAATAACAGCTTCATGTATACATCAAATGTATAACGTAAGCTATTTACAGCGGTTTCCACAAGATTCTCATACCTTGCTTCAATCCTCTGTTCCCTACCTTCATGACCTGGAACGTATGTAGTGACCACTTTAAGACTTACTATGAGATTGGGTAGATTCAACCAATACCCAGGTATCAGTACGGTATCACCATCAGCAGCAGTACCTGTCTCTACTCTATCGATTACAGCATACTCTACAGTAGTGCCAAGGTCGGGTATGTATTTATATACAAACACATTACCTGAATCAAGCCTGACGTAATCACCTGAAGTGCGCTGTACAGTAGGATCCTCTGCAGTACTAGATATTTCATAACTCTCTATCCAACCGTCTGCGCTAATCCTGAGATTATTACCTGCACGTATCTCTTGAGAAGCTGCCAATTCACCTGTGGTTATTTTCCCCGCAGACAGATCAGCTATCTTAGCATTAGTAACAGCTAAGTCTGCTATTGCAGCATTTCCAGCTGTTATTGAATTAGCTGCCATTGAGTCTGCAGTGATAGAGTCAGTGACAACTAGATTGCCGTTTATAAGGTTAGATACAGTTACCCATGCGCCATTTTCATATTTCTTACTCTCAGCCCAATCAGAGTCTTGTAAAGTAACTACATCACCTTCTCTAGGTGCTCTCCCAATATCAGACAGGATAGTCGCAACTGCATCTTGATCATTCCAAGTGTCATTTGTAGAAGGCGCTCCAGTAAAGTAACTAAACAGTAATGCAGAAGAACCAACTAATGCTGAGACAGATTCGGTACCTTCATAACCATCATTAGTTGTGTGAGTTAGCCAATAGTATAGATTCGCATTAACTTCATGTGGTACGTTTGCTGATAGTCCTTCAAAATCACCTACCAATTCAGCTGTTCCAAAATCATCTATGCTGTTTGTATATACGCTAGTGTGGTCATGTCCATGCCCTACAGTATAGTTTGGTAATGTCGACAAGTCTATAAACGTTACGCCAAAACCTTCTGTATATACTATCCCTGTTGGTGCTGGAGGCAATGTAGGGTCAATTTGGATACCATCTACAAATGCTGCCACGGATAGTGTTTTATAAAAAGTATTACCACCATACGTTACGCTAGCTGCCACTGTACCCAGATCGCCCACCAAGTCAGTAACATAGATTGTGCCTTTATCGCCACCCGTGTTAGATATATTAGCCGTGGTATTATATGTGCTATCAATTGCATATGAAGTACCAGCATCTGATGTTACATCAGTATATGCAAGTATGGCTCCAAATAGAGAATTAGCGTCGCCATACCCTACGTTATTACCACTCGCATCTTGAGTAACACCAACCAGTGGTCTACTTAATGTAGTATAAGTCCCTGCATTTTCAATAAGAATTGGCGGAGACCAAAAGATAGGACTGCCATCTTCTCTTACAATTGCGTCACTCTTATATAAATCAACTGCTGATAGGGGAGGCACATTGAACCAATCTGTAGGTGTTGCTGTGAATGTAAATAGATCAAAGTCGAAAGTACCACCTGTAGGTGTTGCAGGGGCAGATATAGAATTACGATACACTGTTGCAAAGAATAATCTAGAACCATTTGAAACAAGAACACCGCCACCGACATGTATTGTTGGCCACTTAGATGGTATCACTGTATTAAATTGAGGGGCAAGTCTCCCTGTTCTCGTACTTGATACTACAGTGAAGGTGTAACTGCCTGCAGGTAAATCTACTATATCGTGATAAGTATTGCCTGTAGTTGCCACGCCAGTCCATATCGTACTATCGCCAATTAGCTCTAAAGGCGTGGTTGTATATTTTATCTCATATTTTGTTACTGTAACATCATCTGCCGCAGTCCAACTAAGCCTTCCGACAGAATCTACTGCTGTTGCACCTTCTAAGTCGAACTGAAGATTTGTAGCTTGTTCGATATCAAAATCATAGACATTACGTTGCTCGATTACCTCATCATCTTTAGCATTCCAAGCAAGATTCCTGGCATCATACTTTACTACTTCTACCTTAAGGAATCCTTCCTTTTGTACTTCAATGACATCGATTTGATACAATTCTCCAGGTATGCTCATTACACTACTATTGACATGTAAGAAGTCACCTGGTTCTAGTTTCCAATGATCTAATGTTAGAGATAATGTAGATGTCACCCTTACTCTACTCGAACGTACCCTCTCTTCTGCTTCCGCTTGTGCGTGATAAGTATCAGTTACGTAGCCAAGATTGAAGGAAGACTCTAATATCAGACCTGAGTCTTCAGTAAGATACGTAGCATACACCCCGCTAGTCTTTAGGGGCCACTCAATACTATCTTCTTTAAAGTTCTCAGATTCATTTAAGAATGTTACTTTTACATGATTAAGCCTGTCCTGAGCTGAAGGCCATACTGATGTAAAGGCTTCGTCGATAAACATATCATCGTCTGATATATCTATATCTACTCTTTCCCAATCAGAATTCACTTGAGGCGTAGTCTCAGGGGCATCTACAAGCGCACGATAGAGATGTGTATCTGTACCTGTGCCTTCTTGTAAGACATAATTTGTGTCTATTTTAGACTTTGTATTATAGTCATACGCATGAGGATAAGATAGATTTAAACGAAACTTACCTGCGCTCCATATAAGATCAGCATCTCCCATTGCACCTAAAATAACATCAATATTATCTCTAACAAATGCTTTAGTATCTAGTGGTGTATTAATCTCATATAGTTTAATATCCCTTGGAGCGCCCTTGCGATTCCATAGCACACCATTCAAAGGTGCTGCCATTGTAACTTCTTCACATATTAGTTTGGCAAGATAGAAAGACTTTAAATCGAACTCAGATATATCAAGTCCTTTGCCATACTTGGTAGACGTCATATAATCAAGAAGACATCTTGCAGGATTATTTGAATATGATTTTGAGCCTGATAGTGAGTAAGTGTTTCCTGATTTATTTATGTTATAGACTTTCATACCTTCCATATAAAATATTACATCAGGTATACCTTGATACTGGTACTCATCACGATCTAGCTTAAACACACATGTGGCGAAGGCTGCATTAGTAAACCTGGAGTTAGCTCTGGCACCGAAATTGGCTGACATTGTTGGATCGGCTACACCACCGTTGTAATCAATAATGATCTTCTGGCCGAAACTATATCTACCATTTTGTGAATCAACTTCTTGAACATCTGCAGCATATACTGCATTTATGCCACCCATGCACAATGCCTGTTGAGTGAATAAGAATTGGTTCTTATCACCCGACTCGCTTCCACCTAAGCTTTGATTGAATACCTTACGTCCTACAGTTGAACCGTTGATGAATGAACTCTTAACATTAGCGTACACGCGAGTGCCGCCTATTGCTGCTCTGCCGTATACTACAGGTAACGATGTGGCCTCACCTTCTTGTGTCACTCTAAAGCCCTTGGCTGCATCTGCTGCCGCTGCCGCTGCTTCTTCAGCGTCTTTCTGTGCGTCCTTAGCTTGTTTACTTCTATATAAAGCTGAAGCCACACTTAGTGCTAATGTGAGAGCGCTACTAAGGCCAATAAAACCTGATATAGCTGCTGCTATTCCAAATGACATTAGATTTTCCCCCAGTCAAGATTCAATGTTGCAGACCCTTCGTAGACCTGATCATATGATGTATCACCTGTACTGAGATTCCTTACAGCATCTCTTGAAGTGATATATGGCTTAGTTGTATTTAAGCTGGCAATCGGAGTTGAGCATTCCATTGTGAATATGGCTGACTGTTCAAGCACATCGATAGCATATTCTTTAGCATCCAATACGCCATCAAATCCGAGTGTAATGTCTTCAAGATTTAATAGAGGCTCATCTGTATCAGCACCGCCAACATTTCCTGCAGTAGTATTTACAAGCCCCATGTAGACCTTTACCCTGGAGCCGATTATTTCAGACTCAGCCGTGGCTCTTAGATTGAAATCAGGATCGGTAAAAGTAATCTTATAGCTTTCTCTATTAGACGCTGTCTCCATTATAGGAGGCTCAAAGTCAGCTATATTGTTTGCCGATAAAAATGTACCTAGTCCAGGGACGATTAGGTCACTGAAGTATGTTGTATAATATAAGGTAAGATTATCGCCTAGTATTGAAAACAAATAGAATGTATTTATTGTGGGCTGTTCTAATAATAGCTCCACTTGATTGCTTATCTCTCTCATTATAATGCCTCGATTAAAGTATATTCCCCTGGATCAGCAAGAATACCATCTAAGTATCTTATGCCAAAGGTGTTTGAATTATCGTAATATGCACTCATTGTGACCTTGTCACCGAATATCATCTCATCACCTGCAATATGATCTTGTCGTAAGCTTGGGAAGATTGTAAAGTTGTTACCACTAGCTCCTGCATCGGTGATTAAATATGTCTTACTGTCACCTTCAAAGTTCACGAAGTCTCCTGCAAATAACTCATATGGGCCAAGACCGTCTACATTCAATGTAGACACACCTGCTGCAACGCTATCACGTAGAACTAAGGTAATAATACTTATCGCACCTTTAGTTGCTCCCACGGGTGTCCTATTAGATTTACCATCTGAGAAATTACCTTGAATATATAGTTGAGGCATTCTCACAGATATGATATTTGAAAAGCTATTTGAAACATTATTTACAAAGAACTCTGCTGAGTCATTTGTTGGAAGCATGTTTACTGAAAGCTCCCATCGTTGCGTATTTGATGTATTTGATCTACGTTTCAGACTCACTGTGTCACCACTGAAGCCTGGTACATTTGATGATATCTCTAATGGGGACATAAATGGTGCGGCTAATTCATTGTCCGCGCCTGTATTTGTTGTGCTTTTAAGAATACCGTACATTTATTCCTCCTGTAATTAAAAGTGACATCCCTGTCGTTATGTTCCTAACGTCTCTCGAAGTTCTGTTTAGCAACACCTGCAGCTATCTGAGGTATCATATGCTGAATTTCTTTACGAGTCTGTTGAGTAACATCTCCGGTTATATTGATATTGAACACTTGCTCGCTAGGTTGACCACTAGCTCCGTTGGCACTAAATTGACTACTAGGACTATTGGTATTAACTTCTACTAAGCCGCCACTAGCAAATTGGCTTATCTTACCACCTGAGTTGATTGCGGTAAGAAGTCTAAGATTATCTCTTGAAGCCTTTGCATTGACAACAAATTCGCCATTGGATAACATTGCATGGATAGAGTCAGAGGTACCTGTACCAACACCTGAAACACGCCCGCCTTGAGCAAAGTCTAAGAAGTCTACCAAGTCTAATGCACTGTTAGCTGAAGCAGATGTACCGCCACCAGTAAAGAAGTCTCCGATATCTCCTAATGCCGAACCAATTCCTCCAAGCAATCCAAGGCCGCCGCCACCACTATTAAGTCCTGATGTAGCAGTGAACATACTGGTCAATGATTGGAAACCGAGAGTAAATAAAGTACCTATCTCTTTAAACAATCCAGGTTGTGCTTCATTGCCTGCCAAGATTGCACCAGTGACGCTTGTGGTATTGTCTACAATAACATCCTGAAGTCCAGCATCTGCTGTCTTTATTATGTCAGCACTTCCACCACCATTGCCAAGAAGGTCGCCTGATAGCAAACCGCCTGTAGATAGCTGCCTTCCAAGACGTTCCATAGACTTTCCTACAGCACTATCCTTTCCAACAAGACCATCAAAGAAACTATTCAAGAAGGTGTCTATAACAGAAGTAGTAAATGCTGTAGTTAGCTTATCCACTAAATCTTCTATATCACTTGTTCCTGTCAAAACACCTGAGAAGGCTGTTCTCACACCTGATTTAACATTCTGTGCAAATTGTTGACCTGACTCTACTATTCTATTAGTATAGGTTTGTACAGCTAACGCTAACTGTTCATCTATTCCTATAGATGCAGCTGCAATGAGTTCCTTAGCCGCAGCTTTTTGAGCTTCAGTAGGCTCACCTTTAAGGAGCTGTGACTGAGTCTTGAGAGTATTTAAGAATCCCTCTATTAGATTACGGCCAGACTCTGACATCTTATCGAAGGTATCTTCATCTATTGTTTTACCAAACTTAGACAAACCTTTACTGAGAAACTCAAATGAAGATCTTACTTTATTTAACTCTTCATTCAGTATCTTAGTACCATCTTTTCTAAACTTTTCCAAAAGAGGCGCTAGTTCTAAAACATCTTTAACACTCTTTGCCCGTGTAGTAATAGCTGGCTCTTCTAAGTCAGGAAATAGAGATTCAACAGCCTTCTTTCGGTTGTCAAACTCGCCTGTCTTTGTCTCTGGAATAGTATCAAGTAGAGCTTTTGTATCTATTAGACGATCAGCTTCTATTTCAAACTTTTTCATAGTCTTCTTAGACAGTCTAAAGAACTCATCTATAGTTATACCGAGATCAGGAAATGCAGAATTTATATTGTCAAACTGCTCTTTCAGCTTCTTGCCTACATCTGGGGTGGTCTCTGGTTTACCGCTACCAAGTCCATTAGAAAGCCTCTCAAGTTCTTTCCCAAGGGTTTTAGTGAATCTAGTTATCTTATCTTCATCAAGAAAAACATCCTTAGTTTTGTCTATTCCTAAAGCTTTTGCTGCATCTTTAGACTCCTTTAAGCTCTTGTTAGCTTGGTCTAAACTATTTGCACCTGAGACAATTCTATTAATCTGAGACTCAGTGGCTTGTTTTAAAAGGTCTACTGTAGTAGCTAAGCCTAAACTCTTTAGATCTTCATTTAATTGAGCTATAGCTTTGTTGTAGTCTTTCTCTTCAGTAAACCTCTTAGCTAACGTACCCTTACCGCTAAATCTATCGAATATAGTAGTGAGGCCATCCATTATAGATGTGAAATTACCCTTGCCAACTAACTTCTCAAAGAATCCTAAGATTTTATTGCCCAAGAGATTAAAGAAAGTCCCTTTAGTTTCTTGAACTTTAAGCACATCAGGTTGAGTAACTGCACTTGTTGCTGCATTCGCAACTGCTGAACCAGCACTAAAGAAACCACCTAAGGCAAACTTAGGAATAGAACCGCTATTTATACTTTCAAGCAGATTTCTATTTTCTTTGGTAGCCTTTGCATTGATAACAAACTCACCATCAGACAACATTGCAGGGATAGAGTCAGATGTTCCTGTACCTGCCCCACTGATATGTCCACCTGAAGCAAGCTTAGTCACATCAGTATTAGCTAGTCTTTTGTAAAGATCGATAGAGTTTAAAAGTATTTCTAAGTCTCTCTTTAAACGACCTTCTCTTTCATTTACATCGTTTCTTAAGATTACAGTACCATAATTGTCCTGACCTAGTAGACCTTCGTATCCATCGAACTTATGCCCAAACAGTTCTACTTTATTTTCTGCCAAATGAGTATCTAGTCTTTTTCTAGAAGCATTAAGGTACTCTCCAGTTCTTCTCACATCATCTCTGTCAAAATCTATCACATTCAGCTGCTCACTTAGCAGATCTGAGATACTTGTATTAGCAGCATTTATAGAGCTGTTAAAACGCGTCCCTCGCTTAAAGCTGTTTAAATATATTGAATCGTCTTCTATTTTAGATAGCTTCGAAAACTTAGAGTTTGTTATCGTAGCAGACTTATTTAAAACACCGTCATCCAAAAGGTCTAGCCCACTAAGAGCAGCTTCATAATTTTCAAAGCTACTTACAAAATTCGCTTGATATAATTCCGGTGAACCTTCGCTAAGTAAGCTTCTAAAGTTATACTTCTCAAGATGGTTAGCAAAATAAGTCCTTAGTGCTACAGCAAGTCTTTTAGTAAGTCCTGGGCTTTGCCACCTTGCATTATCTAATGCATAGTTTGTAGCATTCGCTTCAGAGCCTAATTGATTTTCATCTAAGTATTTTAGAACAGGAGCTATCTGTTCAAGCTGTTCAGGAGTTGCCTCAATTGTCTTAAGCTCTTCAGTACTAAGTCTTAATGTATCCCCGAATGCTGACTGTGCAAACGATAAGGCTGGCCCAAATTTCCCTAAAAGATCGACGGCATGCCCCACTTCATGTAACGCCATGCCGTATTGAGCATCTAGTTCGTCAGACGAGTGATTATATAGATTTGGAATAGTGATACGGTTGACAAAAGGTTGATATTGGTATTTCGATATATCCGCGCCATATTGAATATCAGTTATCCCTAGACTGCTTAATCTAGCAGCTACATCATCAGAGGCAATTCGTTGAGCCTTTTGCTCATCAGGATACTCAGCAAGAGTAGCATAATCCTTCGGCCCTGTGAATATTTCTTTAGCTCTATTCTTAAGCCGTACGAACCCACCCTCTGCAAATTTAGATACTTGCCCACTGTTTATGCTTTCCAATAGATTTCTATTCTCACGAGTAGCTTTTGCATTAATTACAAATTCACCATTAGACAACATTGCAGGAATAGAATCAGAGGTACCTGTACCATCTCCATTAACATGCCCACCTGTGGAAAATCCAACAATAGCTTTTCTTACACCCAAACCTATCTTTCCATCATTGATGAAAGTACTGATAGAAGACAATGCGTCAGGTCTCAATCCACTCTCACCAACCTCGCCGGTTAAAGCCTCTTCAACAAAGCCTACTACAGTTCCGGCAAGGCCACTAAGCGCACCGCCCACTCCGCCAAAAGTTAATGACTTCTTAAGTGAACCCCAGACGCTTTTACTCCATATTGAAACACCTAGATTAGTTAAGCCTTTGCCCAAGCCTCTTATACCATCCTTGGGTATTAGATCTTTCATCTTCCCAATGTCAAATTTAGTATCACCTAAGACTTTCTTAAAGCCATCTATAGGCGAATTGCCCTTCCAGACTTCATCTAGCACAACCTCTTTAATGTCTCGTAAGCCATTAACTGCACTACTACTTACTTGTCCTATCTTACCGATAGAGTCTGACACTACGCTAAAGATATCTATTGCAATATTTGCTCCTGCAGCCCCAATACCGGCAACAGAACCTACTCCGAATCCACCACCAGCCCATAGGGCACCTTTATCAATTGCAGATATTTCTATTCTCTTTTGGTCTTCTGGCAGCCCTTCATTATATTTGTCTTGAGCAAATGAAACATAAGGTCTGACTTTTGATACACCTGTGTCCCATAAAAGTTCTGTCAGACTTCCACCTAATGAACCTACAAAATCACCCATTTTTACTACTGAATTGATATCAGATATATCAGGGATACTGGGAATAGGTCTACCTACAAGCGCTTCTATAGCAGATCTTATATATTGAAAGGCATCTTCAGTTACACCTTTAGACTTAAATAGACAATCTACTGCAGATAGCTTCAAATAAGTCTGTAGCTCTGTGAGATTATTGACACCAGAAACAGCCTTAACTCTTTTTAAAAAGTCTACACTTTCTTCTGAAGTTGGGTTCTCTATAGATACAGCTTCTTTTATCAGTGGACCTACTCTTGGAAAACAAGAACCTTCTAATAAGTTACTAAGGCCTGAGCCTGAATAATCCTCTTTTAGCCTATCTATGAAGCCGCCTTCCGCAAACTTAGGTAGATTACCGCTATTTATTCTCTCTAGTAAATTTCTATTTTCTTTAGTAGCCTTTGCATTAATTACAAATTCACCATTAGACAACATTGCAGGAATAGAATCAGAGGTACCTGTACCTGGACCACTTATTGAACCACCAGCTGCTCTTTGCAACGGACTTGGAACACTGCCGAAGCCTAATACATCGGACAAGTATTTAATACCAAAGAATCTTTCGAATACTACTTGAGTATTAAGTGTCTTTGACCATTCTTCAGAAGTTGCTTCAAGTTCTTTCTTCCACTCGCTACCTAGCCCAAGTAACTCTTTAACCCATTGAGGTGACACTTCAAGCAGCTTGTCTGCGATTGTATTCGTCACACTCACCATGCCATCAACTATATCTCCAGCATTCAGAGAGACCCAATCTGTAATGGCGTTATATAGTTTTTCAATCCATATGACAAGGTCTACAATAGCAGTAAACATTGGTTGAAAGAAGTCACGAATCTCACTACTAAAGGCATATAATAGTACTCCGATAGCAATCACTGCGCCGAGAATCGTAGCACCTAGTAATGATTGAGCCACTGTATTGGCTAAGATTGATGCGATTAAGCCTGCACCTGCAAGAGCAAATGCACCAGTAAGTCGCGTGACTACAACAGAAGCAAACAGTTGAGCAGCTTTTATTCCCAATTGTGCAATTAGGAAGCCGCCAAGCCTTTTAATAGCTTGTGTATAAAGTAACACAAAGATACCTGTAGTGGCATTTGCCAGTATCGCGCCAAGTCCTGCACCTAATGTGGATGTTAAAACAGCTGTACCGATCTGTACGCCTATCTTTGCCCATGCAGGTGATCCAGCCATTGAATCTGCGATATCAGCGCCTATTAGACCGCCCAGAGCAAAACCTACAGCACCACCTACAGCACCACCAGCTTGGGAGACTGACGTTCTGAATGCAGTAGTACGTGCTTCTGAAGCTTTAGTCAGCTGTTTCTGCTGTTTATCATACCCTTTTTGAATCTGAGCGAAACCTTTTATTTGTTGGGCAATCTTAGGAGCTAGCTTAGTATTCACCTTGGCTAAATTCTTATTAGCTTTTATTAACTTCTTTGTATTCTCTTGGTTGCTAACTCCTAACGCAAGGAAATTACGATTTTTAGAACTACTAAAGGCGTCTATCCGTTTTTGAGTTATCGTTTGGCCACGATCATCTTTAGTTCCCACTAGCCTATTGACAGCTTTATCAAACTTTTTAGCTGTACTTTTCTGCTTATCAGCCAATCCTTTTTCAGCTTTAACTCTTTTACGATCTAATGCTGCACCTTGTAAGCGAAGAATACCACTTTGTGTTCTTTCAGTTGCAGCCACACCAAGCGTTGAAGGGATTGTTAAAAATCTTCTTAAAATATCTAAAAAGAAACTTCTTCCTGCAGCAAACGCTAATGATAGTTTAGCAACAATCGCAGTAAGACCCACAGCAATGCTCAGATTGCCAACTCTTCCTGCTGCTTTTAAACCGTTTATCACAAACTCTACAAAGCTAGTGGCAATGTTTGCAAGACCTGTTGTCAAGCTCTCTATATTACCTGTAACTAATGCTGCAGTTACTACAACAGCTACTATTTTTATTGCACCTACAACTCTCTCTGAAGTGAAAGCTGCAAATAAACTCGCTGTCATTATGGCTGTCATAGCCATACCCATAGCCCTTCTTGAAGAGCCCTCATTGAATGAATTAAAGAAGTCATGTCCTGTGCTTCTGTTCTTCTCATTTCTTTCAGGCCCTCTTCCAACATAGGATTCTGTATCTATGTTTTCTGTACCTGCTTTCCCTTCAAAAGTATCCTTTATGCCAAAGAACTGCTTAGAGCCTCTGACAATATCTAGTCTGTTTACAGCATCAAATAGGTCCACTACTGTATCTTTTAAATCACTAAAGAGACTTGCAGCCTTGTCAGTAAACTTAGTGACAGACGACAGAGGATCTTTATTTAATTTTCCAAACCACTCATCAATTTTATTAATTAAGTCCGGCACATAAGAACTGCCTACAACAACCTTATAAAGCCATTTAAAAGCGTTAGCAATAAACTCTACACCATCTAATACAATATGTCCAATTTTTAACATCACTGAAGATAGATCAGTGCCTGCTGCGCTTAGACCTGCAATAGTTAGTGCGAAAATAATAAGTACTTGCCTAAATGTATGTCTAAGGCTTGAAAAGATAAGAAAATACAATGTAACGGCTTTAGCAAGAAGCACTACAAGTACAATATTTTCATCTACAAACTTACTCATTGTTTTCAAAGGCTCATCTAATAACTTGGCAAACCATTTAATTATACCTTTTATCATATCGGGGACAGAAGAGCTGCCTACTATCTCATAATACATATTTTCAAATGCAGCAATTGTATCATCTGTAAAAGTAATTAACTGTTCTTTTGCAGCGTCTAGCGAAGGAAACAGGTCAGCTAGTTTTATCTCAGGAATATCCTCAAAGATTCTTGACAGAAGCTCTTTAACAACTATCTTTAAACGTACTACAGCATCAATGATATTGTCATATAATTTCGGTCCTATTTCTGATACTTTATCTACTAAGAAGGCTGTAAGGCCTAATACCACATTTTTAATTAATAGTATAGCGCTAGCCAGAACATCGAATGCTTTGAAAAATTTATCAGAAAGGTTATCAACTGATACGCCTGCTTCTTTAAGAACTTCTCGCAGCTTCTTTACCGTCTCAGCAATAGCTATAAATGGCGCTTCTATTACATCGCGTACTTTAAGATACTTTACAAGAACATCTGTTAAGAGTGTTGATAACTGTAATTTAATATTAGCAATATGAAAATCGATGGATGTGACAAAGTCAAATATGCTTTTCGCTGCCTCATAAATATCATCAGCAAAACCTTTTCCAGTCCCAAACACTCTTTTCCCTAATTCATTACCTAGTATGCTAACTGCACTTCCTAAAGTCGTAAATGCGGTTCCATACGTTACTCCGATCTTTTTGAAGTTTTCATCAATCTCTTTTTGCTGTTTAGAGATTGCGTTAAATATGGTTGAGAAGGTAAGCTTCCCTTTTTCAGCGAGCCCTCTTAGTCTATCAAAAGGTACATCCATACCTTTCGCCAATTGAATAGCAAACACAGGGGCCGCTTCAAATACTGCCCTAAGTTCTTCACCAGCAAATCTGTTAGATGCTAAGCCTTGCCCTAATTGTAAAATGGCTGAACTTGCTTCCGCTGCTGTAGCGCCTGAAATAGCTAGCGATTTTGTAACTGCACTGGTAAAATTACCAACAGCCTTTTGAGAAATACCGAAGCGTCTTCCTGCTAATGCTACTTTAGAATATAAGTTTGCAGTACTGCTTAGTTCAGACCTAGTAGCAATTGCAATTTCTTTTACATTAGCTAAGGCTATTCCAAATTCTTCAGTGGAGCTTGTTACAGTTCTTAAACGGTTTTCTAAGTTTTTAAACTTATCAACTTCGCTCGTGACTACGGAAAAGCCTCCAACTGCAGCCACTGTAGCTACGATCCCTGTAGCCATACCAGAAAATGCTTTAGTTGCATTAACGGTGGATTTCTCTATATTGTTTACAGATTTTTGTAATTTTTGTAGATCGGCTCTTGCCGCTTTGGAGTCCGATCTTGTTTCAATTTGAATAGCCATAAAACCCTCTTTAAATTAAAAAGCCCAAGAATTCATTAAAGAACCCTTGGGCTATACAAGATACTAGTCTCGCCTGATATTTACAATACTACCTAAAGGCTTGCCATGTCTAAGCGCAATTCTTTCAATAAAATAAGAAGGTGCTTGTTTAGAGCTCCCTCTATTTAAAAACTCAATATACTCTGTGGTATTAACAACATTCACTTTATCATACTTTAGAGGTATGATTCGCCAAGACCCTTTAGCCTTTCCCGTATCTACTGGGGTGGCATTTGCTAAAGACTTTGTCATTAATCCTGATTCTATTAAGAGTTGCTTACGTTGCTCTTCTTTACTTAGTTTTTCAAGTCTTTTAAACTCTGCAGAAACACCTACTAGCTTTATAGTCTGTCCCATTAATCCTCCGGTAAAGCTATACCATCTTTAGCACCTGCTATCATGTGATGTAGATAAGAACCTTTTAAGGCCTCCCCTATAGGAATGTCTTCACTAACTTTGCTTATGAATTCTAAACTAGGAAATATCTCATGAGGCTTTTTATCTAAGCCGAAGGTTTTCATTTGATAGTAAGAGCGTAAGTCTTCTCGCCAACCGTATGGCCTTTTTTCAAAATAAAGCATCCACGCAACATACTCATCATACGGCATTTCTGCTGCTAATTTGTAAACGGGCATTCCCAGATGAAGAGCTAACTCGAACAGTGTTAAGTCCTCATCTGAGATTCCTACTTTCCCTTTTCTTCACTCATTCCTGAGAATTTCATAATCTCGCCTGAGAGTTTTGTCAACTCATCAATAGGGAATGTGTCAAAATCTTCGTCACTTAAATCGATACCGCCTTCTGCAGATGATCTAATGACACTTTTCAAGAGTTCAAGACCGGCTGATTCGTCTTCACCAGCATCTTTGGCTTTCGCCTGGATATCAAGAACCTCTGATACTGTTAGTTTTTCAATTACAAGCTCCGTACCCATGAATTTTGTCTTTCTACTCATTTTACGGCCTACTAAAGCTTTAATACCTTCGGACATTTTATTATGCTCCTTTGAATTGATCTGAATTTTTGAGTTGGAAGTCATCTAACTGTTTCCTCATCGCATGTAAGTGGGATAACGTTTTAAAGACTTCAGCTCCTTTATCAGAGCCTTCGAATTCTTCTACACGTTCGAATGTTTTACGAATACTGATATCAATACTCTTGCGCATGTGTTTGGCAGTTGTTCTCAGAACATAGCCCATGCTAAATGGTTTCTGTTTATCTTCTGTCATATGTTTCTCAATAATAATAAAGGAAGCCCCCGAAGGGACTCCCTCTAAATGTTACAGATTAAACGGCGGTATAAGCACCATAGAAATCTGATTGTACAGTAATAGTTACTGTAGCTGTATTAGCATCTGTAAGCTGAGGGGTTACCTGCAGTGCTTCCAGTTTACCAACCCAGTAGTAATAACTATTCTCTACGTCGCCCAAACCTGTCAGTGAAGAGGCATAATTCTCTGCACCACCTGGCTCAGAGTTTAACAGTGCGAAACGGAATACGTGTTGTAGACCATCACCCACCAAGTCACCCAGAGTAGTACCAGCTGCCCAGTCAGAAGCAACATAGTTCAGACTGATTTCCATTGAAGGAGCATCAGCTTGTCCCTGGATTTGTTGTGAAGTCGCAGAACCATATACTGGTACATTGACAACGTTAGGAGGTGTTCCCATAGCAGGAAACTCACGCACGTCTGTAATGCGGTGAGCTGTAGTGCCAAAATCAGCATCAGCAAATAGTGCATCAAAGTTAGTTTGATCGCGGCTAGCTTCTACAGGAACGGTGTCGGTAGAGATAGACAGGTCAGAATAAAGACCTGCACCAATGGAAGTAATGTGAGCCATTGTTTATTGTACTCCAAAATAATTAAAAGGTATTGTATAAGTAGCTCTATATAAAGACGAGTTATCCTTATCTGTACCAACGATTTTAAGACTGCTGTCCTGAAACTGACAAACAGCAGCTGTCGCTGTAGATATGCTTTTACCCGCTAAATATAGATCCAGTTTATCTGCCAATTGATTGACCCTAGAAGGGCCAGCTCCTGCAGACACAAATATATCTATTATCAATAACCCTGAGGTTGAGTTAAAGTTTATACCTTGCCCCGAAGGGATTGGATAGACTTTTAAAAACTCTTCTCCAGGTGTTACTGCCAGATAATTTTCTGGATATGTTTTTATAGTTTCAGCAACCCAAGCTGTACTGGCAAATACCGAAAAGACTTCTGTTTGTAAATTCTCATATCGTCCCATCATGTACTCCGGTGAACTTCTAACATGCTTATATAACCATCACTTTTTATTGTCGATGCAATATTCCAATCAAAGCCTTCGTAGTTTATGGAATCGTAGATAGATAAATCACCTATCTCTTTTCTCTTAAGCATAATCTTGTTTTTAACGCCTTTATGCTCATTGTTTCTATCGCTTGATTGTTTCTCTTTATTGACTTCTACGACTATTATCTTAACATCTACAGTTTCTATTGTACCATCTGGGACAGTACTTCCTGCAGCAAAGTCAAATGTGACATCAGACTTTTTAGACAATACTGCATCTAACGCTAAATCCTTTACAAGATTGAAAGCACGATTTAGGTTGGAATCAATAAGATTTTTATAGCTCATTAGTTTGCTCTAAACCAACTATTAGCGCCTGCGTTGATTAGTAATGGTGTGATCATTCTCTTGGCAACAGCGGGTATTGTATTAGTAACACTAATCTTAGTAAGCTCAATTTCACCTACAGTAAGATCTTCTACGCGTCCTGTGTCATCTAATATCCCATCATTGTT